AAACAGATTAATATAGGTTCGAGTCCTATACGGAGTGCCATATTGTTCCCATCGTCTAGTGGTTAGGACATTGCCCTTTCACGGCAGTAACAGGGGTTCAAATCCCCTTGGGAATACCAAATTGTTCGTCATGGTTTGAGTCTATTTTTATCGTTAAAATAAATGCAAACGATGATTCTTTCGAGGTAGCTCGCTTAGCTGCGTAAGCCCTCCAAGGTTGGTCTGAAGCCTTGTTACCGAATTTCAGCCCTGTTTGGCTTTCGCAGGGATTGTTAGTAAAGCCACCATCCTAATATGTATTTAGGGTATATATCAGGATGGTTTATGCCATCAGTGTTTGGTTTTTGATGATTAATCCAAAGTCCTTAGAAATAGGGACTTTTTTAGAGGTATCTCCGCTCCACTTTTCACTTTGTTCATAGAGCGATTTCCCTATTATCTGGTCGGAACAACTAGATGAGATACCTCTCAAAAAGGAATTTCCTTTGGATTGGCATACTAATATTGTTTAACATAGCCACGTTAGTATGTCCTTTTTATTCTTTTTAATGGTATACTAGCCTCCATACCATTAAAAGATTCGGTACTTACTACCATTCATGCCTAGGATGATAAAAGTAAGAATCTGGGCTGCAACCCAGTGCTCCGACAGTTTGCTGGTTCTGTTCATAAAAAACCAGCACCTTTCATTAAACCAGCCATGGTTTAAAGACACAAGATATAGTGGATGTGGAAAATAACGTATTTATGTTTGTGTTTGTGGCTGGTTTAAGAAGGGTAAAACCTTCACTCTTATTTTTCAGTAAACTAAATACCCCCGAGAAATCGGGGGTATTTTTATTATTTAAAGTAAGTTATGCCAGATGTATTGTTCCCAACCATCTACAATGTTACTTGGAGATAATTGGTAATCTAATGAACTATCAAATAATAAGTTCTGTTCAATTACTGTCTTATCTAATAGAACATTATCCGGAATAGCTTTACCTAATCCATAAGTTGTCATGGTTCTTAAGAAGTTTCTACGAAGATTTCTAAAGATAACTTTCTGAATAGCTAATTTATAAGATAAGAACCAAGTCAATCCTACTTTATTAGTCCAGTCAAATTCTCTACCTCTATTCATCGTATAGTTTACAAACTCATCACGAATCACTTCCATAGCACTTGCACTAGGCACACCTTTACGTTGTGTTAGATGTTTATATAAAGCATATTTAGCAACGAAGTCACCATAGTCTAATGATTGAACCATGAAATTATGTGTAGGGCTTCCTTTACGAATAAGTGCAGCATCTACTAATTTCTTACCAATCATATCTTCTACAGAAGATTCAGCTTTACCAATACCAGTTTTATCCATTACTCGTTTGAATAATGAAAAATCTACATCTTCATCTGAAGCAATATCTAAGTTTGTTACAGAGTTGAAGATACCATTTTCTACTAACGGTTTGATTGGAGATTTAACTAATTTCTCCTTCATAACCTGAAGTTCATTAGTTAGTTTAGCTCTCTCATTTGGTTGAAGCTTATGGTTCAACAATAAGAACTCTACTTGAGCAATCTTAGCAGAAGTAGCTTGATAATCTTTAGCTAACTGTAAACCCTCTTTTGTATCTGGAACAATATGTTTTGCTGGAATACCGGCAGTCCATAAGTGTAATACGTTAGAGAATAAGTTTCCAATTGGAATAAATAAGCTTCTGTTTAAGATAATATCTTTTGTAAATGAAGCTGCTTCACCAAATCCTTTCTCTAAACCAACTGCAAGTTTAACAGGATTGTATCCTACTGTTCCTGCCATCACTTCGAATACACCACGTACAGCTTTTTGTACTGGTTCAGGAAGTCTGCTCTTATCATTCCATAAATCAGATATACTTGCTTGATGGTATCCAAGAATATTTTCAATTTCACGCATATCAATCATTACACCACCAGTACTTTCAATATACTGTTTAGTCTTCGCAGGAAGTGCATCATAAATAGCGTTAATTTCTTCAGCCATTTTCTTAGACTTAATATCAGAACCTTTAGGTTTATAATTACCATCAAAAGGAATATAGTATTTTCTATCCGATACTTTGTTAGCATAATGCTGTCTTAATAAATCTACAGCACGTTTGTTAGAAGAAATATTAGTATCTTCTTCAATTACACGACCGAAGTAGTTACCAATCGCATCAATACCATTTTCTGTAGAAGGGATTAACTGATTTTCCAAATGTCTTGGTAAATCTACAGCAGTATCAATAATTTCACCTTTATTGTTAATCACAATTCTACGAGAAGTATCTTGTTCTAACTTATCATAGTAATTTTCATTTGCTCCAGCAGCCATTAAGATTCTTACTGGAATAGCTTGTTTGCCTTTATTCTCTCTAAGAGCTTTAGAGTTCATAGACATCATACTAGATAAATTAGTACCCATTACTGTAGATTCAGTTAAGTTAAACATACCAGTCGTAAAACGCACAGAATCGTCCATATTCGTATGCATTACTAAGTGTCCAGTAGGTAACTTAGCTTTTTCCATATAACCACGTCTACGCAAATCTGAGAGCGTTTCTGTATCATTTGGTTCTACCACTTTTACATTGCTCATTGGGTCTTTATGGTTCATGATAAAACCATCTTCACCTAATAGAGTATTAGGAAGTTTTTCCATAGATTTAGCATACATAGTTTCTACAGCATCTAACATTTCATTAAATGCTTCTGGTTCTCTAGTCATAAGGTCAGCAATTTGAACTTTATGACTTTCATCTACATAATCTAATGCATAAATAGAAGCAAGCGTATCAATCGCTTCTTGTACTCGTGGGTCAGTATTTCCAATAAGATTACTGATAGCACGGGTATTAGGCATAATATAATGACTTTCTTTAATGTTAGCTGTTTTAGCTTGTTTATTTACCATTAAAGAACCAAGACCTTTAATCTGCCACATTGCGATATTGTATAAACGCTCACCTTCTTTATCACCAAACTTAGTCATAAGTTCACCACGGATATAACCGGATACTTTAGCTTTTTCAAACTTAGCTTTTGAAGGATTAGTCAAGATATCAATAATTTCTTTATCTTGAACACCGCTAAAGTTTTTAATCTTATGTAAGTTTGTAGGAAGCATTACAGCATCAATCGCTTGTTCATCTGCTTTTGTTAAGTTTTCAAACTTAGCTCTAATACCTACAGGAATAGTAGCAGCAGCTTTCTCACGAACACTTTCTAACAATGTAGAGTTCTCATTTTTCGCTTTGTACCATTGATATGTTTTAGAAGTTGAACCAACAACTAAACGTACAAGAGTACCAATCCAAGTTCTACGTCCTTTACCTTTTTCATAAGTGTTAATCCACTCATTCATAGCTTCAGTAAAGTATGAATCCATATCATCTTTGTGGATACCTTGACCAGACTGCATAGCTCTAACTAGAGTTTCTACATGTTTAGAATCAGTTAAATCACCAAGCATACGAGCTACTTGGTCCAACTTTTCTTCATGTAACTGCATAGCTTTTAATTGATTATTTGCTTGTTCTCTAGAACGATAATCTTTCATATCAAAAGCTTTAACACTATCCATAAGGATATCAGCACCTTTAGCAAAATCACTTGTAGCAAGTTGTTTAGTATATACAGAAGTATATGCTAAAGACTGTTTCACTTTATTTTTTAAAGTGTTTGGTTTTGCTTTGTAGAACTGTTGAAGCTTATCTCGAATATCTTCATTTGTAGCAACTAAAGCTAACATATAAGAAAGCTTATTCGGAGTACTTCTCATTGGGTTAAAGACTTTATTAAAGTCATTTCTAGATAGACCTAATACACTTGGTTCAAGAATAGAAGATAAATCTTCTAACCATTTATAGCCAGCCTGTTCTAATGCTTTATTACCAACCATTGCAGCTTTATTTGCAGCATAAGATAGAATAAATGCATTTTCTTCATCTGGTGTTACACGAATGCCTGAACTACGAAGATTAGATACAAGGTCTTGAGCTTCTGTATCGTTGTAATTAAACAACATACTGAAATCTTTATTTGAACTAAATTCAGCATTTACAGCATCTTTAATGCCATCAGTAAGTTCTACTAAATGAGTTTTATGTTCCGGAGAATTACCGAATAAAGAAACTCTATTTAGTACTTCAGGGAATGCAGTAGCATTACTATCTACTAAAAACTCTGTACGTTTTAATGTTTCATTTCGTCTTTGTGCTCTAGTAGATTCTTCTGCACCTGCAAGATAATCAATTTCAATTTTATGTGGATAACGTGTAGCTTCTGCTAATACGTTCAAAGAAGTTAAAATACTAAACAATGCAGATTTACCAGCATCGCTTTGTTTATTAATACCTAACACATTAGCCATTTCATTTGATAAAGCGTTATAGTGAGCTTTTAGAGTTTTAGCAATATGTTTAGAAATACCTGATTGTTTACCTTTAAGAGTACCCATCTCTTCACCAGAAGTGAATTTAAGTTCACGAAGCATATCTGCTTCTGTTAAACCATAAGATACAAATTCATGCATTACAGCTTCTTGGAATTTCAATACATCAGCTTCTAATACACCATCTATTGTAGGAAGCACATCAAATGCATACTGGAAGTTAATAGCAGAAGCACGTGCAGGTGAGTAATTTCTATATACATCATCTACAGTACCACGAATATCACCAAGATTACCCTTGCTTAATAGATTCTCAATAGCAGTTTTACGAAGCTCTTCTACAGCATTCATTACGTCAGATTCAAGTAACATTCTCTTAGTGAACTTACGAGCATTTGCTTCAATATTCTTGATAGCTTGTTTTTCACCAAAAGATAGTCTGAATCTTTGGTTCGAGTAATAGTTCTTGAACTTATTACGTGTCATAGAGTGAACCAATTCATGAACAGCAGTAGTAAATGAAGTTTCAGGATGTAAATAGATACCTACACCTTCTACAAATTTACCTTCAGTATTTTGTTGTAAGCTATCTAAGAAATTCTTACCAGAATCTGATTTTTCATTTACGTTGTAAGCTTTCTTCGCAGCTTCCACAAATTCATTTAAATCAGTGTAGACTTTATCACTAGAGTTTAAAGTAGATAAGTATGAACCTAATTGACCTATTGCATGTGCAGTTACACCTTGAATAGTATTCAAAGGAACTTTAGTTTGTAAGAAGTTTAGTAATGCACCGGCAGTACCAATTTTACTTACATCAAATGCAGATACATCCATATTAAAGTTTAAAGGAAGTTCTTTAGATTTCTTCTCTTTGTATTGGGTCATTTTAGCTTGAAGCTCAGTATCTTGATTAATAAATTGAGCCAAAGCATCAGACATCTTATCTTGAGTACTTACATCTTTACCTTCGATAAAGTTAGCGAAACGAGCTGCTAAACCATTACCACCTTTCAATAAGTGGAGATTATGAGCATAACCAGTATTACTTCCACCAAATTGGTTCACAATAACTGGTAAGTCATTTTTCTCTAGTTGACGGATAGCATAGTTATCTACAACCATATTTTTATATTGACGTAATGTTTTATTAAGAATTGCATCAAGGGTATCTTTTGTTGTAGGTGTACCTTCTTTAGCTGCATCTGAATAAGTATCTTCAATATAAGACCGAATAGAATGTAAATTTAACATTCTATAAGCCATTGCAGCTTTACGTTCAGCATCATTTTCAGCCTTAGTATTATAGTACTCAGAATAAGGCATAATACGTTCATTATTCAGTTTAGCTTTATTACGATACTCTAAATATTTTTGTGTATATCTATGTGTATTTTTAACTTCTTGAAGTAACTCTTTTTGCTCTTTTGGTTCTTTTAAACCAAGAGCTTTACCAATTGTTTCATAATAAGTGGAATCTGCAGATAACATTGCAATAAGCATAGAAGAATACATATTCCACATAAGAGGTTCATCTTTAAAATTACCATCTTTATCTGTAGCAGTAATCTCATCAAATGAAGTTCTATTAAACATTTGAAACATGGCTTCTAATAAGTTTGTATTAGAATGTACTTCAAATGTTTCACGGTTAGCACCAACACCTACTTCATCACGAATTTGGAATTTAGCATCAAGACCATCAAATACGTTTAAGAAAGCTTTACCTACTCGATTCATAGCTTGTTGAACCAAGTTCAATGTCATAGCTTCTGTAGATGGTACAGATGCAGTATTAATACTTGCACCGGCAGCGGCAAATTGAGTACCTTCATGGTATACACGTACTTGGTCAGATTTAGCAGAATGACCTGAACCAATACCAAAGTTAGAGCTTACGTTTGTAGAATTACCAATTTCAGTAGTACCATCTGTTTTAAGAAGTGTATTACCTAAGTCTACTAAGGAATCTATTAATTCAGCGTTACTTGAGAAAGCAGTACCTACAATAGGAAGGTTCTTCATCTGTTTCATCAGGTGAATAACTTCACCACGAGTAATACCTACAGAACCTTGTAATTCAGAATAACCTTTATCTTTATTACGTTGTTTAATAAAGTCAGGAAGTTTAGAAGTAAACTCATTCATAAATACGTTGAATAAGCTTTGGTTCAAATTCATAGTAAACTCAATACTTCCAAAGTGTTCTGAGAATTCTCTTTGAATAGCACTATTTAAGAATGTGCCTAAACCATCAGTAATGATTTGGTTCACTTGACGTTTATTCTTATTGAAGTAATCCACTACACCGTCTAATTCTTTCTGAAAAGCTTTAGAATAGTTTTTCAATGTTTCTGGATTACGAGAAACAATAGCATCAGTAAACTGAGTTTTACCTTGAACTTTGTTATTTGTGAACAATGGTGATGGAATGCCTAGAAGTACTGAGAATGCTCTAGCTTCTGAAAATTTATTTTGCAGTTCATTCCAGTTATCTTCTGTAGGATTTTTAATAGTTTCATCTACTAAACCATAAACACTATCAAGGGTGTTTAATAATTGAGGTTTAAGGTTAGTTAAGATTTGATTTGTAATACCGGCAACTTTACCACCATACATTGCAGGTGTAACACCAAGTTTAGCTAAACCACGACCAAATGCAGGAATATTTCTAGCATCACGAAGAGCTGAAATATCACCTTTTAATAATAGTCTATTAATTCTATCTAAATGATTGGATGGTACACCACCAAGCATAATGATTTGACCATATGTATTTACATACTCAAAACCACGCTTAATAGTATCTGCAGCATCAAAGAATGCATCGCCTTTATATTTTTTACCAATAACATCATTAATGTTTTTACGGATTGGTTCAAGTTCAGCAATTAGCTCATCACTTGCTTTAATCTTCGCATAATATGCATCGGCTTTGTCTTTACCTTTACCAATAAGACTACTTAAATGAGCAGCAGCATTAGTATTACGCATATATGGAGTAATGTAATCTGCTAGAGTATGGTTACCCATCTTAACTGAGAAAACTTTAGATAATGTTCCAATATTTTCTTTAATATCTGCTTCCATAGAAGAAGCGATGTGTTGATACATATCATTTAAGTTATATGTATCAAATAGAGAACGAGCACCTTCAAGTTTATCTAATTTATCAAGATTTTGAGCCAAAATGTCAGGTGTAATATTACCTGTACGTTTCTGAGCTTTAATATACGCTGGAGTAATATTAGTACTAAATTGTTTAAGGATATTGTAGAAACCGTTAGCAATACCGTCTGCTTCAAGGTATAAGTGGAAATTCAAATCACCACGTTTAGCTTTACCGTATTGGGTATCTTCGCCTTGCACATTTTGATAAGTATATTGACCATAAGCCATCAAAGCTTTCATTAAACGAGATGAACCAGTTCCATGTTTATTATAGAACTTGTATGCCATATCAAGGTCTGGCTTATAGTCTTTACCTTGTTGTTGAGCATCCCATAAAGCTTTAATCATATCTTTATGTTTAGGGAGTTCATCTCTAGCATCTTGAACAATATGTTCAAATGTTTTCTTCTCAACTTTAACACCCATAGCTTGAGCCAATGCAAGAATAAAACCTTTAGCATCGTTAGCTTGTTTACGTTTACTATTAGCTAATTCAACTAAGTCCTCAAAGTCTCTTGGTTTATTACTCTTAGTTACTTTAAATGTTGGAGTAATTGTACCTTGTACAGTTACATAACCATTTTCATCTTCGCCAAGAGTAAACTCTACAGGGTTTAACATTTCACGTATTGGTTTACTTTCTACTGGATTTAAGTCAGAAGTAAACATAATACGACTGTTTGTTGCTAAAGTATGTAAGAAACGGAATACAGTATCTTTAAAATCAGTAATACCCTGTGCTAAAGCCTTACCACGATAGGTATCAATTAATCTAAAGTCACGGTCAATACGTAGTTGTCTAGAACGTAATGCATCTTTAGATTCTTGTGTAATAGGTAAACTATCTACATCTACAGTAGATGGAATAGCACCATTTAATACTTTATAAAACTCAGGTTGGTTATCATATAAATTAAACGCATTTTCATCCGGAGTAAATGCAACAGAGTTAGCAGTTTGTAATGCATCTTTTAATACTTCATTTTTACCAGTAGTAAGACGAGTTTTACCATGTGAATCTTCAGCTTTAGGACCTTTAGATGGAGCTTTACCAATTTCATCTTGAAGATTAGAAACAGTTACACCATGTAATAATTCTGGTTCACCAAAGATAGCATCTGCTGCTTCACTATGGGCAGTTCTTAATAGACCTAATACTGAACCATAGACTGAAGAATTGAATTTCTTATTCAAGTCTTGAGTAGCTTTGGTATAAGCATCATTGTCCATCTTATCTACTTTGCCACGCAGTAAACGAGTAGCTTCGTATTCTTCATTGTTCATTAAACTTGGATTATTCCAAGTAAATCCGAAATAGGTTTGAGTCTCTAATTCACCTGTAGTGTTATCTGTAGTATCTACAAGATATTCTTGAACCAAGCCATTATTTAACATGAAGTTATATGCTTCTAAACCAAGAGAGAATTTCATTGCTTCTTCTTGGTTCATTGATGTAGCTTTAGTAGTTTTTAAACCAAGTGCATCAAATACAATTTCACCTAAATCTTTTACAAAATCACGTTTAGTACCAGATAGTGCAGAATAATTGTCTACACGCATATCATCAGTACGTTTGATTTGGGAGGAATAACTTTTACCTAATTCTTTAGTAATGTTATATACACCGTCTAAAGTTTTACCTTTTTCAGACATAAGAGTTTCTAGACTTCCGTGGAAGTGTCTATTCTCTGCAGTAAGGATACCTTTAGGAATTGCAAGAGTATAGGCTTGAATTAATCGTTCAGGTAGGTTAATACGAACTCTACCTGAATCAGAATAATCAATACCAAATAAGTTAGTTAAGAAGTTAAATCCTGTAAATCTAGGTAATGAATCAAGGTCAGTATTACCGGATTTAAATCCACGTCTATTATGACGGTTAAACACACCTTTCTGATTACCTTTGAAGAAGGTATAAATTTGTTTAACTACTGGAATAAGTGATTCTACAAATAAAGCATTCTCGCCATGTGTAGGGTCAAATGTACCATCAGTAAGCTGTTCACCAATAACATTACGAGCTTCTCTAGCTTCGTCTGTCATATAATTTTTAATGTCAGCACTTACCATAGCTTTAATAGCTTCTTCTGATAATGTAGGTGTTTGGTTATCATTCAAACGAACATACTTATCAAAAGAATTTTGTTCTACATCAAAACCAAATTTAATAAGGTCTTTAGCAATCTCTTCTGGGATTTGTACAGTAAGCTTATCACCTTCAACTTTTACAAAGTCATTATCAGTAGTAACGTTATAAGTAGATTTTAAAGGTATAGTAACAGAGTAAGTTTTATCTTTTGATAACTCACCGTAACGTTGTTTTAAAGTCTTATTATTCATCTCTGCAAATGCATGAGCTAAATGACCTTTAAGAGCTTCATAGTTACGTTCTTGAACATCTAATAATGTAGGAGTTCTAGCTTCAGAAGAATCTGCATCTGGATAGTACGGAAGCCCTAATAATACTTCTGGTTCAGATTCTTTTTCATCTTGTTCAGTATTAAGATTATCAGCAATTTCAGCAATATTTGAACCAAGACCTAAACGAGAACCTAATGCTTCAATAGCATCTACATTTGCACGAACTTCTGCAGTAAGTACTGCAGGGTCTTTTAGATAGTCTTCTGGAGACTTCTGTTTAGCTTCTCTATAAGCCTTAGAATAGCTTTCTAAGTTCTCTACATGGGATAGCTCATGTTCAATAATAAAACGTTTTAATGCACGTTCTACGTTGCCTTCTAAGAATCTATCAGCATATTGTTGGATAAGACTATCTAATGCTTTTTTGTCAATACCGTGTTCAACTTCTAATTGGTTAAATACAATTTGTTTTTGAACAGAAGTAGGTGAATCATCTTTACCTTGAATATAGTTATCAAAGTCTTTCTTAGAAATATTATTACGTAGTCTTACAGTACGTTTACCATCTTTTGTAGTAATAGCTGCTAATGAATCTAAAGAATCATCCATTACTAAACCAATAGTAGCAACAGATTTACCATCTTTTTGACGAAGAGATTTAACCTCAATTTCTTTTGGTTTATCGGTTTCAGGTTGGTTAGTGCTATTCTGTAAATTATTTAACTCTTCAGTATTTACCGGAGTAGTTGGTAATGGTGAAGATGCTTTAGGTTTAGTATGATTACGAGCTTTACCTTGTAATAAAGATTGAGTAATAGCATGGAAACTTTCCATATCACCCATTACCATATCACGATAGCGTTTAGCAGAATCTAATGAAGTAAATTTATTAACTTCACCTGCTAAAGTTTTATAAGGAGTTTTGTAAGAATAAGATTCTTTTAATTTACCGGCAGCATCATCTTTCTCCATTTGATGAATCATTTCATTTAATGCAGAAAGTTTATTAACCTGAGTATTATAGAATCTTTGTAATCTACCAATAGACTGGAATTGTGTACCTGTTTTCTTAGCATTCAAGTAATCAGTTACATAGTCTAATAAACCAAGTTTATAGTTCTTAGCATATGAACCGACACCTTGTGAACCAAAGAATTTTTGTAAGAAGATATCATCTGCTGAGAAGTCAGCAGTAGATTCTGATGGAGTCCATTTATTGATTTCTTGATGTAATACTTTAAATGGAGAATTATCACCAAAGTCTTTACCAATAGAATGCAAGCTTTCTTGCATTTGGTTTAATAGACCTTTAATACCATTAAGCTTTTCATGTGTACTAGCTTTAGTATCTTTTAGTGTTTGAATAGCAGTAAGAGCATCACCATAACGTTTATAAGCTTCTTCTTCTGTAATCTTGCCATCTTTTAAATCTTTGTCGATTTGTTTGAAATGGTTTGATACAGAGTTATATACCTCTGGGTAATCTTCTTTGTTTTTACCATCAAGGAAAGATACTTCTCTAGGAATATCTTTAATAACTTCAGAATTTGCATTCTCTTCTGGAGATAGCATTGCATATAGAGGGGAACTTACAAGCTTTTGGAAACCTTCATCTTTTGAAGCAATTTCATTTACTTTATTAATAGCAGCTTGTTTTTGTTCATCTGTAGTATTAGGGTCAGCATTTACTGCATGCATTTCACCAATAGCAGTATAAAGTTCATTGTTATAGTCTGCTAAGTCTTTTACAGCACCTGAACCAACTTCTACTTGGAATTGTTCATACGCATCTTTTAATGCAGTATAAGCTTCTACTTCTTCTGTAGATAGTTTATCTGGGTTCTCTAAAGCTTTACGTGCATTAGCATAACCTTGATAAAGAGCATGGATAGTCTGCGTATAATTCTCTTTACCATGACTATCAACTACTTCTTTTAATACAGAACTAGAGTCAGCTAAATTATCAATAGCACTCTTATAAGCGGAACCAAGATTAGATTCATCAAAGTCTTTACCAAGTACACCTTTTTGACCAGCAACAGTATTACCATCTTTATCTTTGTAAGATGATGTACCAAATAGAGATTGGTTCTCTTTAGCTTCAACTTCTACTTGTTTAGCTTGCATTTTAGCAGTAGATTTCTCTGCAGTTTGTGCAATTATATCTCCAGCTACTTTTGCTAATTTTTTAGCACCAGCTCCAATAAGTTCAGGACTATTAGTTAAAGTAGTTGTAGCACCACCAGTGATTGCACCGTATAAACCAGATGACAATACATCTCGTGATTCATCTACAGCTTTATAACCTAATGCATTATTGATAGCTAAGTTAGAGAATAGTTTAGATGAAGCTTCTTCACCAAATTCTTGTGCAGCATTTGAACCAACAGAAATACCAAATGATTTAGCACGTTCTTTAATCGTTGCTAAAGATTTACCTTTGAATAATCTATCAAATAGTTTACGTTCAGCATTAGAGAATGCAGCACCTAATGTAGCAGATGAGAAAAATGAACGTAACATAGCTTCTTCACCAGCTCTATTTGCTAATACTTGTTTAGCATCTTCTACGGTAATATCTGGATTCTCTTTCTGTAAATCTTTAAAGCCTTTAGATTCTTTAAATGATTTATCATCTTGGTTCAAGATAAATGAAGCTGCATCACTATAAGCAGGTACACCATTTTGAGCACCAGAACTTACAGTTTCCCATCCAGTAATAATTTTACCGGAATGTTTTTGAGATTTACGAGTAAATACTGCATCAATATTTTTCTTAACAACTTCCTGAGCTTTAGCAAATTCAGGTGTAGCTTTGATAGCATCTTCAGTAAGTTCAGTTTTAGCTTTCTGTTCTGCAATATATTTAGCTTCTTCTTTAGCAAGATTAGATTTAATCTTATCTTTAGAAACAGCTTTTGCTACAGCTTTAGCACCTGAAGTTATACCTTTTGCTACACCAAGAGTTGCAATAGTACTTGGAACTTCTTGAGCAATTTCTTTGGTAACTTGATAACCATCTGACAGTACATCTTTAACTTTAGATAATTCTCTACCAACAGTATCTTGATTAACTTCTGAACCACGAAGACCATTAATTTTTTGTTGAGCAATTTTTTTATCGTATTCCCAATCAGTAAGCTCTTGTCTGGCAGCAGTAGATTCATCAGATAAACGTGCAGCAGTATTTCTGTACTCATCACTAAGATTATTTAATTTATTAGATAAGCCTTCTGTAATAGCTTTAGTCTTCTCACTTTCAGATGAACCAGTGAGAGATTTAGCAGTGTAGTTAGCCCAGTCTAATAAAGCAGCTTCTTCACCTGCTGCACCTAAACCAACAGAAGCCGCATTACCAAATACAGATGCAGCATTGTCAGTATATAAACCAGTTTTAGCTAATTGATTTGCAGCATAACCTTGTTGGCTCAAGATATAATCTCTAAGTTCTGGTTTACCTGCGTATAACTCAATAACTTCATTACGACTCAAGTTATGGATAGCATTCTCTAAATCTTCATCAAAGAAACTTACTTTGTTTAATGGGTCAGATTTTGAAGCAATATGGTTTTCAATACGTTCCAAACTATCTTTATTTTTAATCTCAGTTTGTAACTGTCTATTTTGTTTAACTTGATTTTCATCTGCACCAGACGCAATAAGAAGCTCATCACGCTTCTCAGCATCTTGAGCTAACTTATCCCCTAGGATAGCTTTATTTCTTTCTGTAGCTTCTTCTAGGGACGCTTTACGCTGTTCATATGCAGTAGGTGCTGTTGGAGTAATAGCTCGTTGATTTGCAATACCAAGACTTGTCCATAGATTACTATCAAATTGAACAGGCTCTAAAGCCTGTTCTCTTTCATCAATAGCATCTGAAGTATCAGTAATGCTTCCCATATTATTCCAGTTAATAAATCCAGCCATAAACTTCTCCGTTAATTAATAGATTTGAGTTTAGATTCAAGGTCTGAAGTTAATAAATCTTTATCTTTCAGTTCTTTACGTAAACTATCTGCTTCTTTCTTTAGAGCTGCAGTATTCACTTTACTTTGAATCAGCTTTTTAAGTTTTTCTGCCGATAATTCTAACAGAGTATTTCTGATTTTATCTAACTCTTTTTCATCTAAATCTCTAGGAACTTCATTACCTAAAGCTACATAAGCTTTTACTTGAGTAGCAGTATCTAATGTACCTTCTTCTAATAGAGCTTTTAATGTATCTGCAGGAAATTCTTCTGCAGCTTTATTAATAGAAGTATTAGTACTTGCAATATCAGCTTTTTGTTTAAGAGCTTCTACGTCTTCTTTAGCTTTAACTTCAGCATCTACTTTACGACTGATAGAGTTTTTAGATTCAAGATATTCTTTACCATAAGCATTTCTATCAGAAGCATCTGCAGTAGCTGTCTGACCTACAGGGATTAATGCACTTAAACCATTAATTTTTTCTGTATGACGTTTCTCGATATCATTCACTTTTTCACGAAGTTTTTGAACCAGTTTAGGGTCTTTATTTACATCACGAATAAGATTATCAATACGTGCATACTCATCCCCTGTAGTAAGTGAACTACTTACTCCATTTACTTCACGACTTCCATTTTCAGTAACAGCATTAATAATACGCATCACTTCTTTTGGTTCAAATAATTCTAAAAGTTTATTTGCACGTTCTTTTAAGTCATTACCATCAAACCAACCTTGGTCATATTTTTTCTGGTTAAGAGCTTCTAGTACATCATTCTTTGTACGATATTTATTATCGTCTTTAGAGTATTCACTTTGTGTTAAAGCTGTTTTATATAAACTTTTAACTGGGTCTAAATCATTTGAACCCTTAGTATTTTTAATACCGAATAAATCTTCTAGAGCTAACTGTGTATCTCTAGCAAAGACTTCACCACGTTCTTTTGTATTCTTCTGCCAATCTGCTACAGCAGTTTTACTTCTTGGAAGTGTAATAGGCTGGATATTACTACCAGTACGTTTGTTGTAAGCTTTGATTCTGTCATTTAAATAAGCTTCAGTGAGGGATAATTTATTTAGACCATCTTCTGAATTAATATCAATCTTACCTTCTAATAAAGCATTAATAGTAGGTTGAATACCTTTTGGAGCTAAGTCAGCGATACGACTTGTAAAACCGGAATCATTTAAATCTTCTACAAAATCATCTTGTGTTTTTGGTTTAGTAGCTTGTGCTTGAGGGTCTGCAGCAATCTGAGCTACACGTTCTGCTACACTAGAAACTGTATTAGGATTTTCTTGGCTCAATGCTTGTTGAGCTGCTACAGCTTCTTGTGTAGGTTGTGTTGAAACTGTTGGTTCAACTGAACCAGTACCTGAAGATGGTGCAATATCAGTAGGAAGCTTTGGGGCATATTGTCCACCATTAACAATCTTACTTGAACCATACATATCAAGTTGAGATTGTAATAAATTAGCTGTTTGACCTAGTGCTTCAAGACTACCTTGCATTTTAAGATACGTAGGGTCTTTTGCTAATAAAGCTTTTGATACTTCTGTTTTACCATTCGTAGCAAAGAAATCATTTTCATATTTCTTAAGTTCAGCTTGTGCTTTTTGGTATTCAAGTTGAGAATTAGCAAATTTACCAGCAGTATCTGCATACTTGAGGTTAAACTCTTTATTATTCTCTTGAGCTTTATATACACTGTTTACTAAATCAGATTTTTGTTTATTACTAAATTTACCAGTATTTAACTTAGCTTGAGCAGCTTCAATGTTTCCAGTAAGAATATCATTCTGGATTTCGGACATAAGCTCTTTTTGTTCAGGTGAATAATCTAATAAACTATCTTTAGCAGATGCACGTTTTTCTGTATCAGTTGCCCATGTAGCTTTTGCTTCATTTAATGCTGCTAAATCTACTTGTCCACCAAACTGATTAAGAGCGTTTTGAGCGTTACCAACACCTTGTGTTTGTAGCTGTTGCATAGCATCAAGACTATCTGCATCATGCATCTGGCTGATAATTTGTTGTGTATTTTGGTTACGATTCCACTTTGCAGTTTCATCTGAACGTTTTTGTAATTTATCAGTAAAATCTTCTACATTTGAACCAATACCAAAAAGAGTTCTGACATAGTTATTTACTGCACTATTTGCATTTGATACTGCACCATTTAAAGCAGAACCATCTACATTTGACCATTTAATCTCAGCCATATTAACCTCTATTATTTAAATAATTAGCCCATCCACCAAGTTGAGCTTCTCTACCTCTAACGTTTGCATACACTTCGTTAGCTTTATTACGCCATAGATTAGCAAACTCAGTAGCACTCATACCAGCTCTACCACCATTAGCTTCAATAACGTTTTTATTAATCCAAGATACATCTTTATTTTTCCATTGAGAAGTTTTCTTTAAAGCTTCTGCAGCAGATAGGTTAGGATTTTTTAATAAAGCTGTAGCTCCACCTAAACCTTGTTGATGAAATAAATAAGCATTTCCTACATCAAATGTAATACCTTGTTTACGAGCATAAGCTTCATTTGCTTTATATAATTTTAAAGCTTCACGAGTATTGTACTCTGGGTCAGCCCATTTACTATGCTGAGATTTACTAATTTGATGCAAACCACCATAAGCACTATTTGCTGCATTAGGGTCAAACTTAGACTCAATATACGTCATAGATAATAATGTATTAGGGTCTACACCTTGAGCCTGTGCTTCTTTAACAATCATTGGAGCATATTTATTAAAGTTTTCTCCATAGAGTGCAGAGTATTTCCCTTTGTTTGGAGTACCTGCTACTACATTAGAAATAGATGATGCTACAGATGAAGGTGATACTTCTTGTGCAGGACGAGATAATACATCTTGTTTATTTGATGCAAGAGCACTTAATGCACTTGTTTGTTCTGTTGGTTCAATATCTAATGCAGATAAGGCAGCATTATTTTTTGCTGTATAATATTCTTCAGGGGTAACAAATCTACCCCCGAAACCTTGTGTAATATCTATTTGTTGTGGAGCAAGTTGTTTAGCTTGAGCTAAAGCTGTTTCCATAACTGAACCAAATCCACCTTCAATAGGTTTCCACTCGATTGCCATTAGTAAGTTTCCTCTGCTTTTCTTGCATCGTATTCACGACCTAATGTACGTTTAGCTGAACCAGACATACCAACAAATCCTCTACCAGATTGTTGATTTCTAAGACTGTTATTAAACGATTTAGCTTGCATTTTATAGTTAGCTCTTTGTAAAGCTTTTTGTTCTTCAAATGCTTGTTGAGCTAGTTTAGTTTGTTTATGTTGTTGGTATGCACCCCATAAACCTAAACCTAAGTTAGCACCAAAACCAGCCCATTGTAATCCAGTACCACCTGCAAATGTGTTATTACCATATTGGTCAGTACCAAACCCACCAAATAAACTATTACTATTAGATGTACCATTGCCTTTTAGATTTGAACCAAAGCTCTTATTAGCAAATGCATTTAAGTCATTATTAAGTTGAGCTTGGGAAACAGTTTGCAAATAGTTTCCTGTTTGACCACCGATAAAATTATTTGCAACATATTGTTGTTGTTCTGGAGATAGTTTTCCCCATATATCGGTTTTACCTAAATTGGATAGTAACGTATTATTTCCAGAAATATCTAAGTTAATTGCTGTAGTATCTCCGAAAAATGATGGAGTAGTTGTTCTGTTATAAACACCTGTTAAAGGGTTTGATACAGAATTTACATTACCCCAGTTATATGCTTGATTCAGTCCATTAGAATCATCAATTAGTTGTCCATTGACTAAACGAACTCCCATAATTACCTCTACGTTATTTTATAAGGATTAGCGAAACTAAAGTCAGGTGTCATTGCTACATCTGTTGTAGCAGGGTCTACGTTTAGTTTCATGTTAATAAAATTAGATAAATAATCGAACGATGCCGAGTAAGTATCCGGTATTGTATTTGATGCTAAGAATGAAGTTGGGTCATACATTCTGTATCTTAACCGTTGTGCTTCCAACACTGCCTTAACATCATAAGATGCGTTTTTAATTGTTTCCTGTAGCTCTTCTAATTCACGTTGTGCTGCATTATATCTTGCAGTCTCTTCTTCAGATTGTACTTGAATATTTGCTAATTTTTTAGCGTTCTCAGAATTGTACATTTCTAAACCAGCTTTAGACAACATGCTTAGTGCTTCAAATGAACTCATATTGGTTAATTGATTTAAACCAGCTTGAATACCTTCTTTAACACTTTGTGTTACAGTCTCTGCAGTAAGTTTTGTAGCAGATTCTCCAAGACTTTTAAGAGTATTCAATGCAGTATTAAATGATTCTTTTACTGATTGTACAAATGAATCAATAACAGTTTGACTTGTTGTTTTCACAACTTCTGCACTGGCTTGAGTAGCAGTCTGTTTACCTACTTCTGAACCATAAGGCATAGCAGATTGGTTATTACCCATCTGACCGCCAAGATATGAAGCAGCAATTACAATAATTATTGCTACAATTAAAGCTATAATACCTTTTAAACCAATAGCTTTTAACAGAGGCATTAGTGCATATTTAAATATTAAAGACACAACAATAGATTGCACTACAATACGGATTATTGTACCAATACCTATATTTATCCCTGCTGCTGCCGCATTAGATGTACCTGCAGACGGTATACTGAAAATAGCACCAACGATAGCAATAACTACTTGAACAATGTTCATTACAATCTTAACCCATTTAGCTTTACCTTTACTTTCTGTATGAGTAAAACCATATAGTATAGGTATACGTTGTGACATACGTTCAAGTTCTGCACCACCAACTCTACGAATGACATTATAGTCTACTGGCATTACACCAAAATGTGACATACGAGTAATATAGTAATGTCGTTTACTGATACGGTGTTTCATATCGTAAGTAGCATTAAAATCTTTCTTCTTAGGAATATATTTATTATGATTTCTAGCATACTGTAAACTTAAGTCAAACCATGCAGTAGCCCAATGAATTTTTTGAATCATCTTAGAATAGAAACATAAACCAGCTACAGCATAAACTTCAAGTTTACCATTATTACCTTCTTTACAGAAGAATGTGTAATTAAAGTCTTTGAACACAGTACCAATATCTAAATTTCTATCAAATGTTCCAGAAGTAGTATACTTCTGTCCACCAATGTTATGTTGAGTACCATTCTTAGAAGTATGATAAGTATCTTCTGCAAATTCTTTTGGAGGTTCAATAAGAGACTTCAACTCATCAATGCTATTTATTGTAATTGGTTTACCACGTTTAATTTCTTTTAATCTACGATAACGTTTAATCTTACGAAGTGAACCATTCAATTCAATCTTACGAATATACATCCATGACATACCACCATAATCTAAACCTGACTGATTCTTCCATGTAAAATGCTTCATAGGAAGGTCATAGAGACTGGTAGCATTAGCTACTGCTACATTCCATTCAGCAAAGTCTCTTTCTTCGCCATAGAGCCTGTATAAGCGTTTAATCATATAGAACCAATAAGCTTGAATCTCTGCAATGTTAGATGAGAAATTTACAGAGCACATAATAGAACGTTGTCTAGTATTTGTTGTACCATTCTGATAATTCTTATCAGCAATCATACTAGATGCAATAGCTTCATAATCTAAACCAAGCATTTCAGCTAGATTATCAATATGTCTCTTAGTAGCACTTTCAGATAGCTCTTTAGCAGGATTGTGTAACTTATTAAACTTAACCTTACGCTTTTGAGAAAGGTATCTATCTAATCGTCTCTGTAAAGCTCTAAGTGTGTATTGCTGACCATTATAAGTATAGAGTTTAGAACTATCTTTTCTATCTGATTTCTTATCCCTAGATTTTAATCTTGGATTAGATTGGTTTGGTTCATGGTCTTCTTGATATTGTTTATCTTCAGATTGTTTCTTTAAAGCTTCATCAATAATACGTTGAAGTTTTACAATCTCATCATTAGGACCAAGTTTAGGAACTAACCAAGTTTCTTCCCAAGCATCTTCACCAAAATCTTTTACAGGAAGATAGGGATATAATTTAAATACACTTGGGTCAGTTTTTGAAGATATTTCACCTGCTGAAATTCTTGATGGGTCTTTTCGACTATCCATAAAAAACTTTAATGCAGATGAATTAGTTAAACCGGATTCAGTCATATAAGCAAAGCTTTCTTTGTTATATGTAATCTCATGCGTTTCAGTAGTAATTATATAATTATAAGTATAGTCTGGGTCACCACTACCAGAGTTATGAGTATTTATCTTTTTAACTTCTGCATATCTACGGTAAATCTTACGAGTATAGTTAATATTAATTTTAGACTCAGTATCTTGTTCTTTATCTAATTCTTCTTCAGATTTAGAATCCATATAAACAGAACCAGATTCACTATCACCAAATGGGTTATATGCTTCTGCCCATTCTTTAAGAAGAACTTTATTACCGACAGTTTTAGGATATCCACTAGGAATCTTTTCTTCAAAATAAATCTCACTAGATGTAGTAGAAGATTTATATTCTGGTTCAGAATAGTCCCAGTAAATTACACCAATACTAGGTTCAGGTAAGTCAGGCAAGTACAGATATTCTCTTGGTTCAGATACAGTTCTAAGTACTGTTGCACCTTTATCAGTTTTATTTACAGCAGTAGCTTCGTACTGTTTACCATTATAAGTATCATTAAACTCATTAATACCATAAGTATCTTTTACTTTCTGGTTCAAGTATGGACCAAGTTTATGATATTCAGGTGTAGTAGATGCAATATAAGTATATGGCTTAGAACTTGGAATAAATATCTTAGCCATTTTCTTATCAAGCTTTGTACCTGCAGTATTACCGGTTAGAGTCTTTAAATTCCAATTCCAGAATCTATTACCAAATCTTGCTCGTGCATATTGGTAATATCTTCTAAGGTGTACACCTCTACCTTGTTGTAAAGCTTCTACAACACTTGAACCAATATCATCACCTTTTGCTACGGCTGCTGCTGCATAAGTAGCAATAGGGTCTGACATATAGTTACCATTAATTTCATCAGAATACTGAGTGAAATAGTGATAATACCTTGTAGTGCCTAACCCCATTAGTTACTCCTATTTATGGTTATTTGCTGATGTTTTGGTTGCAACTTTAGCATCCATTTCATCATCAGTAATATAGTCTGCATAACCATCAGGCATTGCAAATGTATCAACAGGCATGTTAAACATCTTATGTGCTGCCCATGTCATCATACGGTCGATACCAAGTGCAGAATAAGATGACGGAGCCATAGTAGCAATATCTGCTGTTTTCTTCGCAGCCCAACCTGATTGTGCTTGGTTCATAAACTTAATGAAACCATCACGTTCAAATCCTACAGCTTGTGCTTTGTTTACAGCGATTTGAGCACCAAGTACACCACCAATAGGTTTACCATCAATACGGTCATTGTATTGTGCTTTAGCAGCTTTAATTTGTTCTTCTAATGCTGCAAGTTGAGCATATGCTGCTGCAGTTTGTGCTTTAACCAATGCCAAACCTTCTTTCTCTTTTTCGAGTTGTTGTGCTTGGAGTTTAATAGCTGCTTTAGCTTGTACTTTTTGAACATCTGCTAACATCACCTGTTTAAGTTGTAACTGAGTTTGAGCATCTGTAAGTTTAGTATCTTCAACAAGTTTATTATTAGTAAGAGCTTGTTGGTCAAGTTGTAAAGTTTGTAATTGTGTAGCAATACCAGCTTGTTTAACTTGCTCTTGAAGGATATAAGCTTGTTCTTTCAGATGTTCATTTTGGATTCTTTGTGCATCAGTTTGAGCCAAGATTAAATCAGTTTGAGCTTGGATTTGTGGATATTTTTCTTTCTCTAATTCAGTTTGTACTTTTAATAATTCTAACTGTTTAAGTTGAGCTTCTAACTGAGCATACTGTAAGCGTAACTGAATAGGTAGTATAAGCATTTGAGCTTTAGCTTGTAATACTGCTACCGCCGCTTGTACAGCTTGAACTCTCATTGCATAGGATTGGTTCAAAATATTAGCTTTCTCTAATGCGTATTGTGCAGAAGTCTGTAAGCCTTGAACCAGTAAAGTAGAATATACATTTGCTACTTCAGTTTTAGAAATAAGATTTCTATTAGTCATCATTTCCAACTGGTTCATAACACTTGAACCAATGAAATCAAATATACCTGTACCATCTACTTCTCTTGTAGTGAGGTCTTCATTTGATACTTGAACCAATGGAATATTAAGGTCTTCTAAACCAAGTTTATCTAACTCATCTAGAATCTTTTTAAGCTCATCATTTTCAGTTGTAGCTTCAATGTTGAGTTGTTTAAAGGGAGCATTTAGATAAGCAGATAAATCAGCATAGTCTTCAATAGTACGAAGAGGATACTTATCACGATAGTCTGTAATAGCTTTCTGTAACTTAGGGTGAAGTAAACTAAAGATTTCAGTTTGTTTATAAGCATCTGATAGGAATTGAACCAGTTGATGAGCATCAGGAATATTATCAATTTCATCAGCAATCTTATTTACTTCTTCAACTGTTTTCCATTTGTATTTTGTACCATCTTCAGCATCAAAACCTAAGTTTTTTACGCTATCTGGAATATTGATATTTGGTACACATAACCAGATGTTTTTACATGCTTGAGCAGAAGTAGCAAAGCCAGAATCACCATCTACTACTTTATCAAATTCATATCCTGCACCAATGTGGTTGCCTTCTTCATCAAATGGTTTAACAGCCTTAGCACTAGCCATATTGATAAATCTATCAACTACAGCTTCACCTGTAAGACCATCATTTGCAAATTGAGATACATCATATTGTTTACCGATACCGGTAATTGGTGTACCTAAAAACTTATTAAGATTTGTCATATAATCTCCATTAAAAAAGCCTAGCTAATTTTTAACTAACTAGGCTATTGTTACTAATCGTTTTCAGATTGTCCAGTATTGTTTACTGCTTGTTGTTCAGCAAGTGCTTTTAATTCTTCTTCTGTTAATGGAGGAAGTTCTACAATACTAAAGCACGGTAAATACTTAGGTTTGGACATATTATCAATATGCTGACGTAAACGAGGATGACGTTCAGATTTACGGTGAGCATATTTCATAGATTTCAATACTTCTACAAGAATACGTTCTGCATGCCATACAGGTGCATTTAAAGGAATTACACGTCTGATAGGTGAGAAGTTAGCGTTACCTGCAGTTACAGTAATAGCAGTCCAGTCTTGTTTACTTGGGTCTAATACATTAATTTGGAATCGTACTAAAGCAGTAGCTTTGTCAATATTCTGTAATACTTCTGGTGCTAATTTCTCTAAACTTTGACGACCTCTTGTACCACCTGAATTTGCAGCTTCTTGTTCTGCAATACGTGCTTGTACTAGCTCTTTTAGTTTAGCTGTAGGGATATTGTTAGCATAAGGTACCCCACGGATATTTGCTTGCTCTTTCCAATAATCACGTTCGTTGATTTCTGTATCTTCTGTAGATACGTTTAAGTTTGTTTGTTCAATAGACATATATTGTTCCTTCTATTCTGTTCTTCTAGGAAATAAGGGGTTCTGGTGAACCCCTATAAATTATACCAATGGATTACATTGGAGCTACAGTTTTGATAACACCGATACGTTCTGGACGTTTGAACATGATACCGTACCACCATTTGATAGATACGAAACCAATTTCACCGTATGGGTCTAACAAGCTGTAAGATTGATTTGGTTTTTGGTGATGGATTTGGAATTTGTTATTCACACCGTTTGAACCATCGAATGAAATACAAGTAAATGCATCAGTACCGATACATAATGCTGGGTAAATGTTGTATTTACCATTTTCTTGTGCAAGACCAAATTGTGGGTCTGCTGCAGCACCTGCACCCATCCAACCTAACATACCTTCTACATAAACTACACGGAATTTGTCAATGATACCAACTTCATCTTCCATAAGTTTAGAGATACCTGCACCATATTGGTGAGCATGGATAAATGCTGGGTTACCGAAGTGGTCTTTCATTTGTTCTAAGATATTAAGAACTTCTGGACCTACGAATAATGTACGATAAGTAGTTGCAGTACGAGTATCTAAGTTAGTTGAACCAAAGATATATTTGGTTTCACGTGGGGTTTGGTTATCGTCTAATGCACGAGATAAACGGCGGATTGCTTGATAAGAAATCAATGAAGTTTGGTCCATAGTATCATCAGAGATAGCATTACCTGAATATACGATAGTACCTGCACCGTTTAATAAGTCAGCTTGTAAGCAGTCTTCAGTTAATTGTTCTGCTGCTTCCATAGCTTTTTGGTACATACGAGAAACAATTTGTGGGTCTGAATCGAAATTCTCTAAGTCTTGAGAATATTCATAGAAGAAACCAAATTTGTTAAATGTACCTTCAGTCCATGCACGTGAGAAACCAACACGGTTTACACGACCACCTTCTTCAGTTAATACCGGCATTGCACCTAAGATTTTACCGATATCTTTAGAAGAACCATAGAAGTTACCATTACGGATATGTACGCCACGAGCGTCAATACCTTGGTCGTTTAAGTTAGCATCATGAAGTAAAGGAATATCTACTTCAGCACGGATACGCTGACCCATATTTTTAGGCATAGCAATAGTATCCGCCATTTTAGAGAATTTACGTTTTTTTGCTAATGCTGGAATGATTTTCTTTGTATAGAAAATACGTTCATATTGTTGTGAACCAACAGAAGATTGTACTGGAGTACCACGTAGACCTTGTGGGTCATTATATAAGTTAGCACGTGGTGAACCGATACTTGGAGCATGGGCATTAGCCATAGTGTTTACATCTGCTTGTGTTGCAGTGTCGATTGGAGAATTAACTGCCATAATTTGTTACCTTAAAAATTAATATTGTTAGCTTGTAAGTATTCTTCCCAACTGTTGTATTTAGCTAATTCATTTTCATCAGCATTTAACAACGCATCAATACCACTATAAGATTGTTGTCTTTGTGGAGCTTGAGTATTGTTAGGAATACCAGCACTAGACGGAGCTTTTGGAGCTGTTTGTTTAGGTGCTTGGTTCTGAGCCAAGTTATTACCTACTACTTTTGGAGCACGGTAATTAGGCTCATACTTACTTGGATTTTGCTTTTGAAGTTGTTCTGCTACAAAACCATAAGCATCAATAGGCTTAATGTTTGCAGGAACTTTACCTAGTGCATATTCTTTTTCAAGAACAGCGAGTGTATCGTTCATTAAACCATTCTCAGCATGACGTTGTAAGTTATCTAGAATAACTGGATTAGTATAGATTTCATAGAAACTATCTTGGTCCAAATTCTTAACATAACTTAATACACGCTGACCAGCTTCAGAACCTTGTAACTCTTGAGTCTTTTCATCAAATGCTACACGTTCATCAGTAGGTAAATAGTCTTTTTGTTGATACGGGGTTTCTTCTAAGTCAGGCAATTCATAAGTGTCGATTGACTGGTCTTTAAGGAATTTAGCAACTGCTGCTTTATCCCCTTTAAGTAGGTCAATAGCGAAATTAATCTTGTCTGCTTCTAGTAAACCATTTTGTTCTAACGATTTTAAAATTTTTCGGTGTGGAGCTAGTTCACCCATCTTCTTGTGATAGTTCATACCGAATTGCATTAGTTTTCTAATGTCGTCAGGATTATCTACTTGTACATCCTGATGATTTGCTCTGAAACTTGCAGTAACAAGTTGTCTGAACTCTGCATCAGTAAGCGGAGTAGTTTCTTCAGTTTGTTCACCAGTTTGTTGTTCTGGTTCATCTTCTGAAGTTTTAGTAGTCTCTTCTGGAGCTTGGTTATCACTAGGTGTTTTTTCCTGTTCTTTAGGTTGTTCAGGTTGTACACCTTGTTGAGCCATAAACTCTTCAAAAGTATCTACTTGTTCTAATTGTTCATCGGTAGCACTTGCAAGTACTGAACCAATGTCTAAATTATCTTGTACTTGTACTTCTTGAGATTGAGGTTGAGTATTTTCAGTTGTCATTCTAGTAACTCTTCATATGGTTTTAATAAGTATCCGCTTTCAGTCCATGCATGTGGATTATGTAAAAGCTCTCTACATTGAGCAATATTTAGTTTAGATTTAGTATAAATTTCAAGAGTCTCTTTATACTCTCTATGGAATGTTAATGCCCATTCTAAACGTTTGATTTGCTCTTTAACTTCTCCACTTAAATATTGACGAAATGTATCTCTAACCGGTACATCATCATCAATAGTAGTATAGCTTCTAGCATCTCTTAAAATTTTACGAAGATGAAACATTTTATTAATTAAAAATGCTTCATATCCCTCAAAAGGATTATCTTTATATTCCTCAATAGAAACATATTTATCAATTCTATCCTTAAGATTATCTTTAGTAAGTAGGCTTATGCCAAATTTACCAGATGGATTAACTGTAATGTCTACCATATTAACCTCTAAGGTCAGGACGATTATAAGCTTCTACTAACTCTTCATCAGAAGCACTCATGAAGGATTTTGCATAAACACCTTCAGCATCTAATTGCTTAATGAACTGGTCAAATAAGCCAATGGATTTAATACGGTCTACTGCAGATTGTTTAGTAATCTCTGCTGTAGCAGTAGCTAAATCTTCTTTAACAATACGTTGCAGATATAACCCTTGATAGTAATCACGGAATACTAATTTAAAGTCATCATTCTGCATCAAACGCCATAGTGCTTCTGCACGAGCAAGAATAGCTTCTTGGTTTTTTCTTTCACGTTCGATTTGTTCAATAAGGGTTGTATCAACCATTTTATAGTCCTCTTATGTTAGTCTATTAGATTTGGTTCTGAACAGTATTGCCATCACCACGAATATAGTTACCTAAACCGTCTGCTTTGAATAATCCATCTGGAACTGCACCTAGTTCAGGATTTGGCAATTTTCTTAAATTATTTTGAGCTTGTCTAGCATTTTCACGGTTTTGAGCTCTTTGTGATAGCTTTTTAGGTTTTTTACCATCTTTGCTTTCACCTTTAGCATCAGCTACTGCACGTTTAGTATCGTTGTCCATTTGTGCTTTTTGTAAAGCATTCTGTCCTTTAAGAAGTTCAGTAGCAATCTTACCTTTGTTTTGAGCTTCTGCTTGAGCTTGAACAATTTCTCTTTGACGAGCATGTTTAACACCTTCTTGTTGTTCCATAAAGTCAAGAGCTTTAAGGTCGGTGTCTGCTTGAGTATTTCCGATTTGAGCATCAATAAACGCAGAACGAGCTTGATAGTATTCAGCTTCAGCTTGTTCTTTAGCAAGTTTAGCTTTTTCAAGTTCAAGTTGTACTTGAGCCATCTCTTGTTGAATTGGGTCAGGCTGTGGTTCATAGTCTTTAATAGCAGATACAAATGTATCTAAGTTATATAATTGACCAATCTCCATTAACATGATTTTACGTAATCCCCAATCTGCAGCTTCGCCTAATGTTTGAGCCATGAAAGTAAGTTGTTGTGCTTTACCTTCTGATTCACTATTAGATTTAATTCTAACTGCTAAATGGAAATCACCTTTTAAATCTTCTCTACGTACAGTAACAAATTGGAACTGAGTAAGTGAAATAACTTCTTCTTCATCTAACCATTCCATATTCATAGCAAGAATCTTATTACCAACTTTCTCTAAACCTTTAGAGATACGGAACATAATGTCCCCTTCACGTTGGTTGATTGCTGTTACTGCTTGGCTCATACCGGCAGCTACTTGACCATAAGCATTACCATCAATACCACCACTAAATGATTTAACACCTGTAATTGCTTCTGCTTCAGCATATTGCATTTGTTGGAAAGCCAACATAGATTGAGGTAATTCATTTGCAGTATGCATATAAATAGCTTCTGCTGGATGAGCTACTGGATTATATTCGTAGTCTTCTCCACGATTGAATCTTTGTTTATTTACAATATCCAAGAATCCTTTAGGCATAGCTACTTGTCCATTTGCAGAACGAGCATTAATGTCTACCATAGCTCTTGTTAGAGCTTGTGAGATTTGTTGGTTATCTTGGATTAATTCACTATCTGGTTCACCATATACAGATTCTTTTACTGGTAAATATGGAATAACTACAAAAGGTAATTCGTTATCAGGAAATGGATTTCTTTCCAATTTAATAAACTTACCATCAGCAATAGTCGCACAAATAGCTTGAGCAATACCTGTTTCATCAATGTCCCAGTATCCCCAATATTCATATACTGTAATTTGTTTACGAGCTTCATCTTTAAATTTAAAACTTTTTTCAATGTTCTGATTGTTATCTAACAAGTCAGAAAATACTTCATTAGGAAGTGCAGCAAGAGTATTAATATCACCTAAATCTATAGGTGAATCTGCATCAAGTGATTTTAAATTATTATATGTATTTGGAGCTTTCTGGTTCATCATACGAAGAGTAGATAAATCAGTTTGGTACTTATATACAACAAACTTAGCTTTAGAGAAATCACCTTCACATGTTGGGTCAATCACTAAATCAGCATTGTTAATTACTTTTACAGATGGTCTATTTTTAGTAGATACAACTTCAGTAATAATCTGAGTTTGTCCTGTATCTTGTGCAATAACCGGCATACCATATTCATAAGTAGCTTTTAAGCTTTCTTGTAAATCTGGTGGAGCATTCTTGAAAGTTTCTGTTTCTGCACTATCTGTTACACCAGTCTGTTGTTGTTCTTGGTTAATCTGTTCTAATGCTTGCATGATAAGCATAGTACCTTGCTCATCTGCTTCGATGTATTCGTATACTGGGATTTCTCTTTCTTTGGTTTGTTGTTCTACTTCCCAACCTACACGAACAATAGCAGTACCTTCATTTACCATAGTTCGAACCAAGGTATTAATGAAATGTACTTTATCAATAAGAGTATTAAATTGGTAATTTAGAACCAGAGTATTCTGGAAAGAAGCCTCAATAAATTTAGGGCTAGAAGCTGTAACTTGGAATAAGTTACGTTCATTTAAGATAGCACTTGCTAATGCACTATATCGCCATTCAGCAAGCTTACGTGCCATACGAGATGTAACACCACTTCTACCTGATTTGATTTTAGTTTTATCGGTAATTGGATTAAGCAGATTGAGCCAGTTCTGAATACGACTAATGTGATACTTATGTGCAGGGAGTGCTTGTCTATAGTCCCCCATAAGGTCTTCAACTTTAGGTTCTTTCTTCCAGTTAGTTAGCTTTTCTGCAGTTCTACCAGACAATACAGATATTAACTGTTGTACCTTGTCTGTAGTGCTACTTTCAATATTTGTATTATCTTGCATAAAAATCCTTAGAAGGATAGCCCTATTGCTAGGGCTATATTAGATATTAAAGGTGGTCGCCATTAGTCTGATTATTAAGACCATCAGTACCTTCTGCAGGTGCTGGAGCTGCTGGAGTTTCCGCAGCAGGTTTTTCAACAGGTTTTTCTGCTTTATCTTCCTTATCTGCTTTATCCGCTTTGTCAGCCTTATCAGCTTTCTCAGCTTTTTTACCACGAGGTTTACGACCTGAATTTTCACCATCAGAAACTTCTGATAATGGAACTTCTTCAGCTTCAGTACCATTTACTGCTACAGGTTGAGTAGCTTCAGCATCAGCTTTAATAGTAGAAGTTACTACTGGACGTTCGTTAGGTTCATCGAATGCAGTATCTTCAACTTTAACATCATGAGTAACTACAGTATGAGCTTGTTTAACTGTTACAGTACTACGGTCAGAATCAGAAATAGTTTCTACTACACCGATTAAACGTCCATCACAAGGATTACCATCTACTAATTGGTAAGCTGGGTCTTTGTATTCTGGTTTAAATACTTTAACAGGTTCTTCCACAACGAATGCACCAGTAACAGGTACAACCATTTTAGGATGAGGACACACTGCATTTTGACGTAAAGGGGTAGATGCAATGTCAGAGAATGATTTGCCTTTATAAGCTTCATCACTACCATAAACTGAACAGCCGCAACCGCCTTCTACGCATTGGTCTGGTTTACGTAAACCATTTGCACGTTCGATACGTACACGTTCTTCATAGCGTAAAATTGCCATATTTGTTTTTCCTTCTGTTTATTGGCTCTTTTGAACCAATGTAGATGATATAATATTATTCAACGATTTCAAAGTGTGGGGCATCAATAAATACTTTATTGCCTAC